TTCAACGTATGACTTTAATGTCGGCGCGTTCACAATTGGTGATGTCAAAGTTTTGTTTGTCAAAGTGTCGGTTGTTGATTTACCAATTAAAGTATCAGTATAGTTAGGGACCGTTATTGTACCAGACGAATTAATATTAATAGCTCCAGAACCATTAATAAAATTAGCTGATGTGTTACCTGTTAAAGTTTTATTAGTAAGAGTCATTAAGCTACTAGATAGACCTGCGTTTCCAGAAATAACCCATTTACTTTGAGAACCGTCATAAAACGCGAGTAGTCCCTCATTTTTGGCTAAAACTAAATCTGCACCTGTATATATAACAAAACGATTTGCGTCCGTTGATTCAGTACCGCTTTGATGTGCGATAGTTAATGGTCCAGATCCAGTATTCATTAAATATATATTTTTTCCATCCGTTCCACTGGCGATACCGGTCAAAGTCTTAGCGCTTGATGATGTAAATTTAACAAGTCCACCGGTAGTGCTTAGCGCTGAAATGTTTCCAGATGATGAAACAGATTGAATAGTGTAATTTGGTGGCGATCCAAGAGATAATGAACCAGATGTAAAATCACCGGTTGCCGTTAAATTTCCATTTACTATAACGTCTTGATTAAAACGAGTTGGGCTTGCGGCTTCCGGTTCATTTAAAAATGTAAATACAAAAAACGTCGCAATACCGACTTTTAATTTTTTACTAAACATTTAGAGCCACCTTTTTGAATAGAATCGTGCCCGTATAATTCGAGCCGCTTAATGTGTTTGATGTGTATTGAATTTGACCGCCTGATGTGATGCTAAAAGTTACGCCGTCGTCATCACCATTCGTTGAGTCTGAAATTTCCCATGTCGAAGTCAAAGTTCGGTAAAAAATCGATATTTCGCCAGTCGCCACCACTTCGTTTGAGTCCGTTTTTCGTCTGATTTCGTAAAAAATGATTTGGCTTGTATCTGTCGAAGATGAAAATAAAAGGCCTGCTATCGAAAGCGGGCTTGCTTGAGCGTTTAAAATCGGAACTGACATTGAAAAATCCCCCGTGGGTTCGATGATTCGACGAAACTCTAAAGTCAAATCCCATAGAAAACCCGAGCCCTTATAGATTAGTTTTCTCGGTTTAAAATCCAGTTTGTTTAATTCGTAATAGTTAAAATTTGATAAATCTTTGTCGTCGTAATATTTAAACGCCTTACCTAGCCCACCCACATTTAAAAAAAATGTTTTAAGTGAATCTACAAGAGTTTGAGTCAGATGCGAGTACTCGATTCGTCTAGTTGCCTCTATGTTTTCAACTATGACTTGCCTTACTCCAGAAATTGAAGTTGAAATTTTTTCTATAGTGTTGAGTTGGTCGCCATCATCTGATTTCGGAGGGTAATCAAACGTTATTGTAACGGGTGTAATCGTGCCATATTCTAGTTTCGGGATAAAATCAGCCATTTTAAGTTACTCCCAAGAGGCGCGCATTTCCGAATTCTAAACGTTCATTTATTTTTTGAATGAGTCTGTCAACGAAAACGGTATCGGTCATGATGTCGCCGTTAATAATCGTTTGCGAAGGTTGAGATAGTTTTGAGCTAATGCTCTCAAGTACCGGCAATAAATCGGCGCCTTGATTCTCACCTCTTACAGCTCCCACCACTTGATCGAAATTTTTTGCAGGTACCACAAGTTCGCCAGGAGTGAGCATCGCGGGCACCGAGTCTTTACCGGCTACCCCGCCAGTAATAAGACCGCCATCATTTGCCCCCACTACGTCCGAAATTCTTTCTGCTCCGAATGCAATAATTGCCGCAGCGGCTGCGATACCCAAGGCAGGGCCGATAATTGGAATAGTTGCAAATCCTGCATAGGCCGCCATTGCACCGCGTGCCGAGTCGATCGTGATTTGTGCCACGCTTGCAGCTTTTCCAATTTCTTTAAGAGTAGAATTTTTACTTTGAGTCAATGCTACAAGTTCGCTTGTCGCTGATTTAAAACCTTCAACCTCTTGCGAGTGCATTGTTTTATTTAAAGTCGCGTAGGCTGTGCCGTATTGCACTTGGTCTTTTAAAAACTGATTATTTCGATCTCTTTCTAGCTTTAGTTTGTCATCAAGTACGGCTTGACGTGCGTTGTATTCGGTTAGATAGCTTGCTTGATTTTTGTCTAAATATTCTCTATCAAACGCGTCTTGCTGTTCTGCCGTAAGTTGATTATAGATGTCTTTTTGGTCTAGTTTAGCCTGTTCAAATGCTGCACGTTGTTCAATATCAATTTGATTTGCTTCAACTTGAGCTTGCCTATTTTGTTCTAAAGCTGTTTTTAGTGTCTCTGTATCAGATTTATATTTTTCATCATCTAGCTTTTGCAAGATTGATATTTCTTGTTTTCGAAGTTCGATCAATTGTTTTGAACCGCCTTCGGTTTCTTGTAACAAGTTCTCAGACTCTAATTTTTTAATTAATTTCAAACGGTCTGCGTGTTCTTTGGCAAGTCTCTCTCGTTCTTCTGCGGCGTCTTTTAGTATCTGCTTTTGTTTATTTTGAGACTCTTCGACCGGCTTTGTATCAATGTCAAACTTGAACGCGTCTTTCGATCCTACTTCGTTGAAGGTCTTTTTAAAATCCTGTACTCCTTCTTTAATAGCTTGATTAACTTTTTCTAATCCTGATTTGATTCTTTCAGGGTCAAGAGTTAATGCGCCCATTAGAATTTCTTTTAAACCAAAAGCAAGCGTCCCGATATTATCAACAAAAGCCGCAAAAATTCCGCGTATTGTTGGAATGATTTCGTTCCAATACTTATAGAGTAAAATGAGCGCGCCAATAATTAAGGCAATAGCCGCACCGATCGGGTTTGCAGTCATCAAAGTAAACAAAGCTTGAAGAACTGTGATCAATGGCCCAAGAGCCGAAGTCAATAATCTAAAACCAGCGATAGAGGCGACGACTGCGGTCGATAGTGCTACAATTGGAGCAACAACTTTTAAAACATTTGCTATTAGTGAAACGATTTCATCTTGTTCAGCAATCGTATTGAAAAAGCTAGTTAAACTTTTAACAATTTGAGTTAATGCAGGCGCTAGCTTTTGTCCTAATGATTGTTGGAATTCATCTGCTGCATTTTTGAGTTGTTTAAATGCGACAAGTGGCCCTTGTGACGCTTCAGCCTGACCGCCGAAAGCTCCTTCAATTTTAGATACAACTTGATTAAGTTTTGTTTGCTTATCCGCTGTTTCATCGATTGAAATGCCAAGTTTTTTTAAAGCGTTGGTATCGCTTCCTATTGTTTTTGTAACTTTTTCGAAAGCTTCGCTCAGGCTTATTCCTTTTGCAACCGCCAAGTCTGCAACCGCTTTTGTTAGCCCCTCGGTAATTTCAACCTGCCCGAGCATTCCCTGCGCCTGCGCGAATGAGCCTTTTAATGAATCTTTTTCTTCGCCTGTTAGATTAGATAAATTTTGAGCAAGTTTGTTATATTTTTCGGCCAGTTGATCTGAAAAAATCCCTTGCTGTTGAAGGGATTGAATCATTTGATTGTTTGACCGGTCTGCTTCGGCAAATTTTGTGACTGATTCTACAACCGCAAACTTGATTGACTCGAAAGCTGCTTTCGAAGTAGCAGCGGCGGCTGCAAGTTGAAATGAGAACTTTTGAGCGCTGTCGCCCGCTTCGCTCATCCCCTTTTTGAAGTCGTCTGCCTTACCTTTTAAGACTACTAAAAATGATTTTTCATTATCAGCCATTGAGCTCTAGCTTTTTCCGAAACATGATTTGTTTCAAAGCCTCATCCATTTTTGCTTGCTCTTCTGGTGTTACCTCTCGAGTCCTGATATTGTCCTCTTTTTCTTGCCCCTTAAGTTCAACTCCATGAATTGCGGCCTGAAATTTTGCCTCGCTATTCTTACGGGAAGTCATAGACTGAAGCATGAAACCGAGCCCTCTATAGGTCATGTTTCGAACTTGCTCGAGAGTCCACCCGTATTCGTGGCATAAAAGGTCAACTATTTGCGGCCAATTTGGTTCGTCTTTTTTTTTATCTCTTTTGGAGCTTCTTCGCTAACGATAGGTTGCGAACCTGTTAGCGCCATCACGACCGCGTTTGCGATGTTCAGCGTGTCTTTAGGGCCGTTAGAGCTTGCCGCCATTAGTAGCTTATAGCCGCCGACTTTGATCGTGCTAACGTTACCGTCAAGGTCTACCTCTTCGAGCTCAATTGGTTTGAATTCCTTTTGCTGCTCGACCGGCATTTGATGAAATGCAATTTTAAATAGCTGTTCAGGGTCTTGGATTGCGGCTTGAAACCCATTATCACCACCAAAAACAGAGCGGGCCCATGCCATATCGGCAACCGTGAATTTTCTTACTGTATACGTTTTGCCTGTCGCAGTTAGCGAAAACTCGCCATCTTGAGGGTTAATCTCGTCTAAAGTTAATTTTTTTTCGTTCATGGCCTAACGCTATTAGGCTGCAAGAATATATAAAAAGAAAAAAGAGACTCGGAAATATCCGATGTCTCCTTTTTCTCGTGGTGCGTGGGCAAGAAGATTTTAGCTAGAAACGTTAATGCTCATGAACTTGAACACGCCGCCTTTAGCTGAATCATAAAGCAAATCGCATTTTGCTTCTGACTCTGAAAATGCTTTTTCGTCAAATCCGATAGGCATTCCCGATGCTTTAGCGCGGAAAACGTCAACCGCAGTCAAAGACAAGTCACCGCGCTTTTGACCCATAACGATTGCGCCGAATTCTGGCGAAACGTCTGAGCTATTGCCGATAACTACTTCGAGTTTCTTCGAATAAGGAGGCAATACGTCAAAAGTTGCAGTGTCTCCGGTTGTGAATGCAGGGGTTCCAACCTTAGTGAATCTCAAGCCGGTCGTCGTGCTGTCGTTTGTCGCTCCGCTGATGGTAACGGATTCAACTTTTAATAGATCGTTTGTGTAGTCAGACGATGTGCCACGGTCAAAGTTAATATCGGTAGAAACATAAATATCAAGAGTGTTTGAGCCGGTAGCTTTAACAATGTATTTGCCATATTTGAGCATTGCTGCGCCGGTTGAAGGAGTAACCGAAACTCCAGAAACGCCGTTTGATACGTCTTTGATTGTGCTTCCGTTAACGTTTGCAAAGTTGTTTACTTCGCCGGTTGTGCTAGGTGTGGTCACTTCAGTCGGTGATTTACCTAAGAAAAGTTGAAATACGAAAGCCGGATATTCTGAGAACTTAAGGCTCATTTCGGCCGAAATTTTTCCACTCTCAGACGCCCATTGAAAGCGGCTTGAGCCCGCCTCGAGCTTAACTAGATCGCCAGAAAGAGAAATTGATGAGCTCTTGAGGCATTTAATAGTGCCGTAAAACTCTCCGGTTGTTCGGTTATATGGTGAAAATTGATGAATCCCGAAGATCGGGCGAATTGCGGATAATGCCATTTTAAGAGTCTCCTTTAATTATTAGTTTTAAATTGCGAACGTAGTTTTTTGAAAGTTTATGATTCATAAACCACCGAAAAGGTTAAACGTGCGCTACCCATTATTTTCTCGCCGTCCTCTAGAACACCGATTTCGGTTTGTTCGAGGTTTAGGCTCTGAAAAAGGTTTGAATATTTTGAATTTGGTTGAATTTGTACGGTTAAAACGTCTTCAATTTCTTTTGAAAATGAGTCTATTTCGTCGTCTATGTTATCGACCATAAAACAAGCAAACTCGACTATAAGCTTAATTGATCTCTCTAATTTTTCGGTCGGATATAATAGAGGGTTTGAAGTTTCTTGCTCGATGTAGACTAGCGCGTATGGAAATTCGTTAGGGTATATATGGCGGCCTCTATTCGTGTGAATAGAATCACCGAAAGAAGTACCGGCATCTTTTAAAAGAGTAACTATTGCATCTCTAATTTGTTGCCGTTTATGCACTTCTCACCTTGTGAAGCCTTAAGGTTGCCCCACCTTGACCGTCTTGTTTCACTTCCACCACTCTGTAAACTATTGACCTAATCAAAACGCTGTCGCCGTCACCTGGTGCGCTGTCTAGGTCTGAAAGCCTAATCCCTAAAACTGGTTCAACGCTTTGAACTATTAGACCACTTTGAGGGTCGAGCCTTTTGTATGAATTGTCGAAAATTCCGCTGATTTCTTTTGATGTTCCCGTTCTCGGGGTATAGGTCACTGACTCGCCAAAGGCGCTAACAGATGCTTTCAAAATGCCGTCGGTTATTTCAAGCCAGTTCATAATAAAAAGGGCCGGACGTGATCACACGCACGGCCCTAATCGTTTTATTATAGATGTGCAAGCTTGATGTAAGCTGTAGCGTCGCCGCTTTGTGCAGCTACCCAAGCAAAACCGCAAGCAGTGTTACCGCTTGATGTAGTGGTTACGTTTTTAGCTGAGTTATCCCAATAGACTTTAGCGCCTTGTGAGATTGCGCCGGTTGCTTTAGGGAGAGAGTAAACACCTTCAACCGCTAAAGTACCAACATCACCACTAACCATTGAATTGACTGCTACGCCTAGAATACCGCCGACTAGAACGGCATCGCCAGAAGCAATAGTCGCCCCTGCGGTGTATTCCATCGTGCAACCTTCTGCTTGATATACGTTTTTCATTGTTTCGTTTTCCTTTCATTAGAAACCCCCGGAGTAAAACTCCGGGGTGATTTCATTAAGCTCCTGAGTTGTAGACCATTCCCCGATAGTCGATAGCCTTCGCGCCGACAATGTGTTTGCATTTGAATTTAACGCCGTCATTGTCGAAGTCTTTTTCCATCGAAATTTCTGGGCCTGACATACCGTCAAGATATGCAAGCTCAATTGTGTCGATGAGACTTGGTTGAGCAATTAAGAACCATTTATTACCAGTGATGCGAGAATCAACGATCAATTGCATTGTGTTTTTGAATGGGTTCGTCGAGCTATCTTGTGAGGCCAAGATTTGACCGTAGAGAACTTGTCTAGCTTCAGTTTCTTTGTCCGGTCCGCAAACCAAGAAAGCAGGCTCAATATCAAGATAGTCTTGTGAATCAAGGCCTTTTTGTTTGCGCATCAAAGCTTTAGCAAGTCCGAGTGATGTCACTGAAATTGCTGCGGCACTTGGAAGGTTTCCATGTGTACCGTGAAACAAAGCAACCGAATCGCTCATGGTTGGGTTAGCAACCAAAATGTCCGTATAAATAAGCTTTGATTCAAGGCGTGCTGCGGCTGCACCGAAGCTTTCGGTTAAACGTGTGAATGCGTTGAGATCGTCATTAATCAAAACCTCGTCATTCAATGACACGATTTTTCCGTGTTTATAAACTTGGATGCTCTCAGAGCTTTCGCTCATTGAACCTTGTTTATATT